CGCAAGGCTAAGGGTTAAACTCCTCCTCTCCACCCATCTTGCGGTAAAGGCGGGCTACTATTAGCCGGCCTTTTTGCGTTAAGGCGTATCGTACTGCATAGTTATACTTAGTCTCTTCTCTGAATATATGATCCTCTATGTGCTGACTGGGTGTTAGTTTATCGAAGTGCTTGTATATGTAGCCTTTACTCTTTAGTGTCCATATAAAATCCTTTCGCATTTGCGCTTCACTCTTCTGCATTTTAGTTGCAACGTAGTTTATCGTCCAGAATTCAAGATCATAAACAAACAAAATGAAATCTACTTCAGGCCTGGTTAGACTATAATTGTTCTTAGCGTCTCTGTATAGGTATGTAAGATTCTTTAAATAGTTTTCTTTGACAAACTTTTTGTTTATCTTAGAGAATTCACGGAATCTTTTCTTTCGGTCTACCCTACTTTTAGGCATATCAGTATCTTTGCTACTACAAACATAATCATATGGCATCACTTAGCGGAAATAAAATAAAGGATACATTTAACCTACTACTGAAACTTCAGTCTTCAGAGGCATCAGCCACTGAGCAGGTCGTTGAAGATGGAGCAGGTAACGATACAGCGTTAAAGATATCTACAGATACAGTAGAGACAACAGGATCGTTAAAGATATCTGGGACACCATCTACATCCACTTCAAATACTACGGCCCTCATGCTTGATGGTAGTGGCGTTGTTGTAACACGTAACCTCAGCACCAGTCCAATTGGTACGGCATCGATCACAGCAAATACCCCACTGTCTGCAACAGGAAGCACTATTGAGTTAAAAGACCCAGCGCTACTAAGTCAAATCACTCAGCCAGCAAATAACGATAAGTATCTAATCTGGGACGAAAGCACAAGTGCCTATAAATATATTGAGCAATCAGATTTAGCAACGGCAGTAGGTAATTCTATAACTGCTGGAACAGCAACAGTAGGTATCATGTACGCTCGTGCAGGAGCAACTTTACAAATGAGTAGCACAGCGACTAACACGCTTGTTCAGTACGCAGAGATATACGAAGATACTTCAGCGACTGGAGCAACTACAGCAACTGGTAGTTCAGTATGGTTTGGTACACTGGCCAATGGTGCTTCACAACCTGGATTATCTATTTCTCAAGTTTCTGATCCAAGAGATTCTGTTCTAATAAACGAGGTTGAAGGATGGTTTAAAATAACAGGAACTATACAGGTAATACTAACGGATTCTGCGACTTTCAATATAGAAGTTAATAGTGCAAACATTCGGACGATAACGGTACCAGCAGTAGCCGGGGATATAAGCACATATACTCTTTCGGCTCTTTATTATTCGGATGGTGCAGCAGGTTATAAAATCAGACTTACAGGTCAAGCCGACGGGTTAGGAGTTAACGTATACGGAGTCAACACATCTCTGGAGGTTGAGTACATGGGTGATAACACAGCGTTATAATGACGAAACAAGAGAGATTAGAATTCTTCCAGCAGTTAAGATTAAAACTTGATGAGATCGATGATCTTATGGATTCCTATGGCGGTAAAGAAGAGTTCCTATCTATGTATTGTTTTGGCGCATTTATGCCTGGAGACGAAGATTTTGATACCAATGATAGGTATGAGTTTATGTGCGGTATGCATATGTCCGCAATAGAGGAATATGAATTAATGACAGATACAGTAGAAGATACTTTCACTAATTATTTACAAGATGAAAGTGACAGAGGAGATTCCTCTTCAATTGACTACTGGTTAAATTAAATGAAATGGAACTTATTAGAAAAATCATTATCGGGCAAAACCCGAAAGATGCCATGGCTTACTATGTGGGCCAGAAGGCAGGAGAGTCAGTAATCGATTCTATCGTATTAGACGACAGATGTTTTGTAAAACACGGAATTCGTCGCTATCTTGTATACATCTATAATAAAGAACAGGGCATAATGCTTTGGAAAACAGTAGATGATATGCCAGTATTAATTGAACATGATTGTGACTTCGAATGATTGTAATTGATAATTTTATAAAAGATCGGGATCTGTTGATGGATCTTGAACTTAACAAGGAATACCTATTTAGTGACAACGGATCTTACTACTGGTGGGACGGATGGTGGAACTCACCAGACGATACATTAAAGAAAAGACTAATCTGTTATATATGGAGAGACTATCCTCCGTATGGATCGGTGTCTTTAGATGGGTTTGAGTACTGGACCGGACAATACGGTGAAGGTAAAGGGGTTTCTAACCTAAACATGCACTTAGATAAAGATGAAGCCCTTTGGAAATCAGAAGGTGTAGTAAAGGCTCCTATCATAGGTACAGTGTTCTATCCTGTTGAAATGGATATAGAGGGAGGATACCTTGAGATATTCTCCAATGGTCCTGACAATGAGCCTGAAAGAATCCAAGCAAAGCACAATAGGTTAATCATATTTGATGCAGGTAACACTCATCACAGAGTTACAACTGTAACCAAAGGAACAAGATCTGCTATTGCAATAAACCTTTGGGATGAAGCGCCAACAACAGAATTAAAGTTTGAGGCTCCAGAACCAATATGAGACCTTTAAAACATTTTCTTGTAAGAGTTCCTAATGTAACACAAGACACTGTAACTCTTAACGGAGAGGAGATATATATTGACACCAAGTGGGATGAGTTTAAGCATCGTACCATGGAAGGAGAGGTTGTTGGTGTTCCAGAAAAATATGACACAGGGGTAGAGATCGGAGACACAATGTACTTTCATCATCATGTAATATTGGGCGGTAATCATTTGGTTCTTCAGGATGGTGCTGATCAATTAGAAGAGAGTGCGAAAAGGGGCCAGTGGCTTGATCCAAACAACGATGTATATATAGTCTACTACGACGGAGGCTATGACCCTCTGTCTTGTCAAGCGTATGCACACAAGAGTAAAAAAACTGGTGAGGTTAAGTTACTGGGGGAATGGATATTTCTTATACCAGCAGAAGAAGAGCAAGAATTAAAAAGTGACACACTGCATCTATTAGAAGAGAAACATGAGTATAACCAATATGGATATATCAAGTATGGTTCTGATAGATTAGAAGAAACTGGATTGGTACCCGGCGATAAAGTTATTATTCGAAAGAATTCTGACTATCGAATGGAGGTTGATGGTGAAACAATGTTTAGGGTATACTTAAAACACATACATGGCAAAGTCATCGAAGCAGAAGCATAACATAGTAACAGCGCAAAGATTAGTTGCAGCGATGGATATTGCAATTGACAACATGATTGCTGAAATACAAAAGCCTGTAGATCAAGAACTTAGCGGATCTCAAAGAAAGGCTGAACTTCAGTCAATTAAAATTACCGCTGTTGACGCTAAAGAACTTATTGTTGAAAGAGAAAGACTTGAACAACTCATTAAGACACTTAAAGAAAGTGGACAGATTAAAGAAGAACAAGACTATTCAGGAGGATTCGCAGAAAAATTCTCAAAGTAATCAAGTCTTCATCTACTGGGATTATTAAACAATGGCGGGACTTGTAGAAATAGAAGATGAGATTGTAATAAATATCTGCCCTGACAAAACCGAAGGCAACGTCAGGTTATACTTTGACTTACCCATACAGTTCCCTAAGCAACCAGCCAAGAAAGATATACTTTTTAATAATTTAAAAAAGGAAGATCAAAGATGGGTGAGAGAGGGGCTTCCTGATGATCTTAAAAAGATCCGGTCGATGGAAGAGTGGCTGGGAATGCCAGAGTCATTTAGAAAAAAGTTCACGCCCTATATAAGTCAAGAATTTAAAAGACGTAGAGATGGAGTATGGTTTTACAACAACGGGGTACCTACCTATATCACAGGTAACCACTACTTCTTCTTACAGTGGTGTAAGATCGATATTGGATACCCATCGTTCCTTGACTTTCAAAGGAAACTATTCATACATCTTGAGGCATGCATAAAGGATCCAAGATGTGTTGGACAGATCTACGTGAAGTGTCGTCGTTCTGGATACACAAATATGTCTGCGTCTATACTTGTTAATGAGGGCACTCAGGTAAAAGAAAAACTATTGGGCATCATGTCGAAGACAGGAACAGATGCACAAGAAAATATATTTATGAAGAAGGTGGTGCCTATGTATAAGTCACTGCCTTTTTTCTTTAAGCCTATACAAGACGGTACTACCAACCCCCGTATGGAACTCGCATTTCGTGAGCCTTCAAAAAGAATCACGAAGAAAAATAAGACTGCTTCTTCTGGTGAGGCACTCAATACAATTGTAAACTGGAAGAATACTACGACCAATGCATATGATGGGGAGAAACTACATATGTTATATCTGGATGAAGCAGGTAAGTGGGAAAAGGGGAACGACATAAGAGAGGCTTGGAGGATACAGCGTACTTGTTTATTAGTTGGACGTAGAATCGTAGGAAAGGCTCTTGTTGGTAGCACTGTCAATCCACTGGATAGAGGTGGTAAACAGTTTAGGGATTTGTATGGTGCAAGCGATCCAAGAGAAAGAAACGACAACGGTCGAACACGCAGTGGACTGTACTCTGTCTTTATACCGTCTTACGATGCACTTGAGGGCTTCTTTGATAAGTATGGGATGCCAGTGGTCGAAGACCCAGAGAAAACGGTTTATACGGAGTTTGATGAGCCTATATCTATAGGAGCAAAGACTTACTTAAAGAATGAGCGTAAAGCATTGGTAAACGATTCTTATGAACTTAATGAGGTAATACGCCAGTTCCCGTTCACTGAAGCAGAGGCATTTAGAGACAGCGCTAAAGCATCTCTGTTCAACGTACAAAAGATTTACGAACAGATAGAATACAATGATGATCTATATCCTTCTCCAGTTGTAGTAGGAAACTTTGTTTGGTCAGGAGGTAAGCAGGACACAGAAGTTATGTTTAAGCCTGATCCAAACGGAAGATGGCGTGTAGCATGGATGCCCCCTTCTGATTTGAGAAACAAACCAAAACCTGAAAATGCCTGGATAGGTTGTGCTGGCGTGGATAGTTATGATATTGATGCAACAGTAGACGGAAGAGGATCAAAGGGCGCATGTCATTTCTACAACAAATTCAACATGGGTCACCCATCAAATATGTTTGTCGCTGAATACGCATCACGACCACCTCTTGCTAAAATATTTTACGAGGATGTTTTGATGGCTGCTAAGTTTTACGGTTACCCTGTGTTAATTGAAAACAATAAGTACGGTATCGCAAGGTACTTTGAGACAAGGGGTTACGACCACTTCTTAATGGAAAGACCAGAACACTTAGGCTCTAAATTCCAAAGCACCAAAACTAAAACAAAGGGTATACCATCGAATTCAAAAGATGTCATACAGGCTCATGCTCAAGCGATAGAAGCATACATCCACGATCACGTTGGACTCAATGAAGATACGCTTGCGTTTGGGAAAATGTATTTTGAAAGAACCCTTGAAGACTGGGTTAATTTTAAAATAGATGACAGAACTAAGTATGACCTTTCTATATCAAGTGGATTGGCATTGCTTGCTGCTCAAGGACATAAGCCTGTTCAAGTTAAAACTGATTTCGAAAAGAAGCAATTCTTCAGAAAGGGTCAGATAATTATACGAAAATAATAAGAAGTATATTTGCATAAGTAGCAATCTCAAGTATGGATAACCAATATAAATCAGGACAGTCTTCCTTTCCAGACGCTTTAGCAGGCACAGAGGAAAAGATGTCTATGCCCTATGGTCTGCAATATGCCAAGGCCATGTTCGCTCAATGGGTTGGGAGTGACTATCAAAATTCATTGTACGGTAGAAGAAATACAGAAATGGAACGCTGTAGAGACTATGCCCAGGGAACTCAAGACACGTCTATATACAGACAGATTCTAAATTCTCTTGACCCTAACAATGGAGACGGAACACTACTAACTCTTGATTACACGCCTGTTCCGATTGTACCAAAGTTTGTAAAGATTGTTGTAAACAAGATATTATCTAAAGAACCGTATCCACAGATACAGGCAATAGATCCTCTTTCCAGATCAGAAAAAGATAAAAAGAAAGCCTCTACTATTTTACGTATCGAAAACCGTAACATAATAGAAGAAGCCAAAGCACTTGGTTTAAATGTTTCAATAGATCCAAACGAACTACCGGAAACACCAGAGGAAACAGAAATATTTCTTGATACAAATATTAAAACAGACGCTGAGATATCTGCACAGATTGCTACTGAACTGACTCTCAAGTGGAATAATTTTAATGAATCTATATATCGCCGTTGTGTTGAAGACTTGGCCACTCTTGGTATGGCTGTGGCTAAACGTACTAATGATCCTAACTATGGCATCAAAGAAGAGTATGTTGATCCAAAACGATTTGTACATAATTATACTGATGATCCGAACTTTGGTGACCTGACATATGCTGGACATTTCAAGTTCATAACCATAATGGAACTCAAGCGTATTGCTGGTGATCAGTTTACTGAAGCACAATACGAACAGATTGCAAAGACAGTAATGAACAAGTACGGAAACAATCCGACTCAATTTAGTTCTGCTGGCTATACATATGATCGTCCAGGTACACGTTACCGTCAGGGATACGATGAGTACAAGGTTGAAGTTATGGACTTTGAGTTCATGTCTGTCGACAACATTATATACGAGAAGAAAGAATCTGCTTATGGAAACATAGGCTTTTATTACAAAGGGACAGAGTACAATGCTCCTCAGCAATCTGTATACGATCGAGAAGCACTGTACATGAGTAACGCTACGGTATACGGAGGTACTTACATTGTGGGTACAGAGTTAATGTTTGACTACGGCCCTAAGAAAAACATACCGAAGAACGTACATGATATTTCCCGTGCTACATTATCATACAGCGCCATTGCAACAAACATTAGAGGAATGATTCCGAAGTCAATGGTTTCCTCTGTTATTGGGTTTGCTGATATGTTACAAATCACACACCTCAAGATTCAACAATCTATTGCTAAGGCAAAGCCTGATGGCTTGATCATAGATATTGAGGGATTAGAGAATGTACAACTTGGTAGAGGCGGAGAACTTCAGCCGTTAGAGATTCAAGACATATACGAACAAACTGGTATCTTCTATTACAGAAGTAAAAATCCAGAAGGTGGTTTCCAAAACCCACCGGTTCGAGAAATAGGGAATGCTATCAGAAACATCACAGAATTGGTTGCGATATACAATCACTATCTAAGGATGATTAGAGATGCCACAGGGATCAATGAGGTCATGGATGGAACATCACCTAAAGGAGATGCTCTTGTAGGCGTTAGACAGCAGCAAATAGCCGCAGGTAACAATGCTATATATGATATTACTAACGCTGCTATGGTTCTTTACAAAAAGGTTTGTGAAGACGTTGTGAAATGTTTACAGATTATACCACCAAAAAGTATTCTTTATAAAGCGTATACCAACGCTATTGGAGAAACAAACATGGCTGTAATAACATCGTTTGATAATCTATCTATGTACAACTTCGGAGTAATGGTTGTTACAGAAATGAACGAGATGGACAAAGCCTACTTAGAACAAAACATTCAAATAGCACTTGCTCAAAAAGAAATCGATCTTGAAGACGCTATTGCTATCAGACAAATCAAAGATGTTGAGCAAGCAGAAAGATTATTAGTTGTTCGTCGTAAGAAGCGCATGAAGCAGCAACAACAAATGGCGGCTCAAAATATGCAGATGCAGGCACAGGCAAATGCTGAGTCATCACAAGTTGCTGGTCAGATTGAAATGCAGAAAAAACAAATGGAGGCTCAGATAGAAGCACAGCGCATTCAATTAGAGACACAAGCAAAAGCACAACTCTTAGAACTTGAGTATCAATACAAGATTCAATTAGAAAACATAAAAGGTGAGTACGGTATTGTTGAACAACAAATTGAGAGTGGGGTAAAGCAACAAGAACAAGCAGAATCAGAGAATCGTAAAGACGCTCGTATAGACAAGCAGGCTGCTGCTCAAAGTAAATTAATTGCTCAACGTCAAGGAGAAAGGCCCCCAATGGAAGAAGAAGTAATAACAAACTTAACCCTATCGTAATATGGCTTGCGGATGCTCAAATAGTCCATGTTCATGTCCTAACCCGACAAACTTAAATATGAACAACGCTGCACAGTTAAATATCTGTACGCGTCGTGGAGACACGTTTATCTTAAACTCTGTTGTAGCATCCTCGAATGGTGTGAAGTTAGATCTTACTCTATACTCTTTTAAAATGGAAGTTAGAGAATATGACAATGGACCACTGGTTATAGCCGATACCGATATAAGTGCTACTGGAGATATCAATGGAAATCTCGTGGTAACTATAACAGCGGCTAATATGCAGGTACCAGCAGGTACATATGTATATGGCTTTCAATCAACACTTACATCTGCCGGCACTGTTGAGACTTGGTTCTATGGAACCTTTGAGGTAGTGCAGGACATCGTAACATAAATTTCAGAATAACCCCTAATGGCTGAAGTAGAAATCATAGTAATAGAAGCAGGCGGACTTGTTTTCGATATAACACTTCCTCCTCAAACAACAGCGGTAATAACTCCTGGTAGTGTTACCCAACTTGTTGGTGCTAAAGGAGACAAGGGTCAAAAGGGCCAGAAGGGTGAAATAGGTCTTAAAGGTTCTAAAGGGGAAATAGGCGTTAAGGGCGATACTGGATCAAAAGGAAATACTGGAGAGAAGGGTACTACTGGTGATAAAGGTATACAGGGCGACAAAGGTGAAGTCGGTGCAAAAGGATCAGAAGGTGCTAAAGGTGAGATCGGTGTTAAAGGTGATACTGGAGAAAAAGGTACTACTGGTGACAAAGGTATTTCTGGAGACAAAGGTCAGAAAGGTATAGATGGCACCAAAGGAGAAGAAGGCGCTAAAGGAAATATAGGGGATAAAGGTACTACTGGAGATAAGGGTATTACTGGTGATAAGGGCGAGGCTGGAGATAAAGGCCAAAAGGGTATTGATGGTACCAAGGGCGATACTGGTGATAAAGGTACTGCTGGAGAGAAAGGTGAAAAAGGCATTGATGGTACTAAAGGAGATACAGGAGACAAAGGTACCGCTGGAGAAAAAGGAGAGAAAGGAATTGATGGCACCAAGGGAGATACTGGTGACAAAGGAGAAAAAGGCATTGACGGTACGAAAGGTGCTACTGGTGATAAAGGGGAAAAAGGAATTGACGGCACCAAGGGAGATGCTGGAGACAAGGGTGCTGCTGGAGATAAAGGAGAGAAGGGTATCGATGGTACCAAAGGAACCACGGGAGACAAGGGTACTGCCGGAGATAAAGGAGAAAAAGGAATTGATGGTACCAAGGGTACTACTGGAGATAAAGGGGAAAAAGGTCAAAAAGGACAAGATGGTCTTAAAGGACAAGAAGGTGATAGTTGGACTTCCGCTGTTGGGCCGCCTTCAACTCCTGGGGTTAACATAGGTGATCAGTATTTAGATACGGCCACTGGCGATGTTTATGAGTGGGATGGTGCCCAATGGGTCCCCACCGGAAATATCCAGGGTCCTGCCGGAGGCAAAGGGCAAAAAGGAATTGACGGAACTAAAGGAACTACTGGCGATAAGGGAACTGCTGGTGATAAAGGCGAAGCCGGTTCTAAAGGTGAGAAAGGTATCGACGGGACTAAGGGCGCCACTGGCGATAAAGGTACTACCGGAGACAAAGGAGAGAAAGGTCAAAAAGGAATTGATGGGTTAAAAGGAGAAGAAGGTGATTCATGGACCTCAGCAGTAGGTCCCCCATCTACTCCCGGAGTTAACATAGGTGACCAATACTTGGATACGGCCACCGGCGATGTCTACGAATGGGACGGCGCACAATGGGTGCCTACTGGAAATATTCAGGGTCCGGCTGGAGGTAAAGGCCAGAAGGGTGAAGACGGTACCAAAGGCGCTACTGGCGACAAAGGCGAAGCCGGTTCTAAAGGCGAGAAGGGCATCGATGGTACCAAAGGAAATATAGGAGACAAAGGTACAACTGGTGACAAAGGAGAAAAAGGACAAAAGGGACAAGACGGTCTCAAGGGCCAAGAAGGAGATAGTTGGACATCTGCTGTTGGACCACCAAGCACTCCTGGTACTAATATAGGAGACCAATATCTCGATACAGCGACTGGCGATGTCTACGAATGGGATGGCGCCCAATGGGTACCAACTGGAAACATCCAAGGTCCTTCCGGAGGCAAAGGGCAAAAAGGTCAAGATGGCACTAAAGGAACTACGGGGGACAAAGGTATTTCCGGGGACAAAGGTGAGAAGGGTATCGATGGTACGAAGGGCCAGAAGGGTGAAGACGGAACTAAGGGGACTACCGGAGACAAAGGAGAGAAAGGCCAGAAAGGTATAGATGGCGTCAAGGGTCAAGAAGGTGACTCATGGACATCTGCTGTTGGACCACCGAGTACTCCAGGTGTTAACATAGGCGACCAATACCTGGATACTGCTACAGGTGACGTTTATGAGTGGGATGGTGCACAGTGGGTACCTACTGGGAACATCCAGGGTCCTGCTGGTGGTAAAGGTCAGAAGGGTCAAGACGGAACTAAAGGAACTACTGGAGATAAAGGTATTTCTGGAGATAAAGGTCAGAAAGGTATCGACGGCACCAAAGGTGAGAAAGGTATTGACGGGACTAAAGGAACTACGGGAGACAAAGGAGAGAAGGGCCAAAAGGGACAAGACGGTCTTAAAGGACAAGAGGGTGATTCATGGACTTCCGCTGTTGGCCCACCGTCTACTCCAGGCGTTAATATAGGTGACCAATACCTTGATACTGCTACAGGCGATGTCTACGAATGGGACGGTGCTCAATGGGTACCAACCGGGAACATCCAAGGTCCTGCTGGCGGTAAGGGCCAGAAGGGTGAAGACGGAACTAAGGGAACTACTGGTGACAAGGGTACTGCCGGAGATAAAGGTGAGAAGGGCATCGATGGTACCAAAGGAGAGAAGGGTATTGACGGTACTAAAGGTACAACTGGCGACAAAGGAGATAAAGGACAAAAGGGACAAGACGGTGTTAAAGGTCAAGAGGGAGACTCTTGGACTTCGGCGGTAGGCCCCCCATCTACTCCCGGAGTTAACATAGGTGATCAATATCTTGATACTGCTACAGGTGACGTTTATGAGTGGGATGGCGCTCAGTGGGTGCCTACTGGAAACATCCAAGGACCAGCGGGAGGCAAAGGTGAGAAGGGTCAGAAGGGCCAAGACGGGGCTTCCGTTAAAGGTCAAAAAGGAGAAGAAGGAGATAAGGGTCAGAAAGGTATAGATGGTACCAAGGGAACTACAGGTGATAAAGGAACTACTGGTGATAAAGGAGAGAAAGGCCAGAAGGGACAAGACGGTGTTAAAGGTCAAGAAGGAGATAGTTGGACTTCGGCGGTAGGCCCCCCATCTACTCCAGGTGTTAACGTAGGTGATCAATATCTCGATACCAATACTGGTGATGTATATGAATGGGATGGTGCTCAGTGGGTACCAACCGGAAACATACAGGGTCCACAAGGAGGTAAAGGACAAAAAGGTGAAGATGGTGCATCGGTAAAAGGTCAAAAGGGAGAAGAGGGTGACAAAGGTACTGCTGGTGATAAAGGCCAGAAAGGTATAGATGGTACCAAAGGCGCTACAGGTGATAAAGGAACAGCGGGGGATAAAGGTGAAAAGGGTCAGAAGGGACAAGATGGTGTTAAAGGACAAGAAGGAGACTCTTGGACTTCCGCTGTTGGACCCCCAAGTACTCCAGGCGTTAATATAGGTGACCAGTATTTAGATACAGCGACTGGTGATGTCTACGAATGGGATGGTGCTCAGTGGGTACCTACCGGTAATATACAGGGACCACAAGGCGGTAAGGGTGAGAAAGGTCAAAAAGGGATTGACGGTGCATCTGTAAAAGGCCAAAAAGGAGAAGAGGGTGACAAAGGTCAAAAAGGGATTGACGGTACTAAAGGTGAGAAGGGTATCGATGGTACCAAAGGAACTACGGGAGATAAGGGCATCACTGGAGATAAGGGTGAGAAAGGACAAAAAGGAATTGATGGTACCAAAGGAGATACAGGAGATAAAGGTACAACTGGTGACAAAGGACAAAAAGGTCAGAAAGGTGAAATAGGTCTTAAAGGACAAGAAGGAGACTCTTGGACATCTGCTGTTGGACCTCCGTCTACTCCGGGTACCAATGTAGGTGATCAATACTTAGATACAGCGACTGGTGACGTATATGAATGGGATGGTACTCAATGGGTTCCAACCGGGAATATTCAGGGACCACAAGGTGGTAAAGGAGAGAAAGGACAAAAGGGTCAAGACGGAGCCAGTGTTAAGGGGCAGAAAGGTGAGGCTGGTGACAAGGGTGCAACAGGTACATCTGTCAAGGGGCAGAAAGGTGAGGCTGGAGACAAAGGCGCACAAGGAGCATCTGTCAAAGGACAAAAAGGTGAGGCTGGAGATAAAGGAACAGCGGGAGATAAAGGACAGAAAGGAGAGGCTGGTACTAAAGGTCAGAAAGGCGAAGCCGGAGACAAGGGTCAGAAAGGACAAAAAGGAGAAATAGGAGTTAAGGGCCAAGAGGGAGACTCTTGGACTTCCGCTGTTGGACCTCCTTCAACCCCTGGTGTTAATGTAGGTGATCAATACCTTGATACTGCTACAGGCGATGTCTATGAGTGGGACGGTGTACAGTGGGTACCTACTGGGAACATCCAAGGACCACAAGGTAGTAAAGGTGAAAAAGGACAGAAGGGTCAAGATGGAGCCTCTGTTAAAGGTCAGAAAGGTGAGGCTGGTGACAAGGGTCAAACAGGTGCTTCAGTTAAAGGCCAGAAGGGAGAGGCTGGAGACAAGGGTGCAACTGGTGCCAGTGTCAAGGGTCAGAAAGGAGAAGCCGGAGACAAGGGTGCAACAGGTACAGCGGTTAAGGGTCAAAAGGGTGAGGCTGGAACCAAAGGCCAGAAAGGTCAAGATGGTGCATCGGTAAAAGGACAAAAAGGAGAAGCAGGAGATAAAGGTGCACAGGGTGCTTCGGTCAAAGGTCAGAAGGGAGAAGCAGGAGATAAAGGTGCACAGGGTGCTTCGGTCAAAGGACAAAAGGGTGAGGCTGGAACAAAAGGTCAAAAAGGACTTGAAGGTGATTCATGGACCTCAGCAGTAGGCCCACCATCTACTCCTGGTGTTAACATAGGCGACCAGTACTTGGATACGGCCACTGGAGACATATATGAATGGGATGGTGTTCAATGGGTACCAACTGGTAATATATTGGGGCCTCAAGGCAGTAAAGGACAGAAGGGTCAAGATGGCGCATCCGTAAAAGGACAGAAAGGAGAAGCGGGTACCAAGGGTCAGAAAGGACAAGACGGTGCCTCTGTTAAAGGACAGAAGGGAGAAGCAGGTGCTTCTGTTAAAGGACAGAAGGGCGAGGCCGGAGCAAGCGTTAAAGGACAGAAAGGCGAGGCTGGTACTAAAGGCGCTACCGGTACCGCAACTAAAGGTCAGAAGGGTGAGGCCGGTACTAAAGGTGCAACAGGTACTGCCACTAAGGGGCAGAAAGGTGAGGCCGGTACTAAAGGTGCAACCGGTACTGCTACTAAAGGACAAAAAGGAGAAGCCGGAGATAAAGGCGCTGCTGGAGCATCTGTCAAGGGACAGAAGGGAGAGGCAGGTGCCAAAGGCCAAAAGGGAGAAGAAGGAGATAACTGGACCTCAGCAGCAGGACCGCCGAGTACTCCAGGTGTTAACGTAGGTGATCAGTACTTGGATGCTTCCACTGGAGACATCTATGAGTGGGACGGTGTTCAATGGGTGCCAACAGGAAACATCCAAGGACCACAAGGCGGTAAAGGACAGAAGGGTGCTGCGGGTGCTGCTACTAAAGGTCAGAAGGGCGAAGCGGGTTCTAAGGGTGCTGCTGGAGACAAAGGTGCACAGGGTGCAAGTGTCAAGGGACAGAAAGGCGCTGCTGGTGCTTCAGTCAAAGGACAGAAAGGTGAGGCCGGTACTAAAGGTGCAACTGGTACCGCTACTAAAGGTCAGAAGGGTGAAGCGGGTACCAAGGGTGCAACTGGTACTGCGACTAAAGGACAGAAAGGAGAAGCGGGTACTAAGGGTGCAACCGGTACTGCGACTAAAGGACAGAAAGGTGAGGCCGGAACTAAGGGCGCTACTGGTGCTGCCACTAAGGGTCAGAAGGGCGCTGCTGGAGCCAGTGTCAAAGGACAGAAAGGTGAGGCTGGTACTAAAGGACAGAAGGGTGAAGAAGGAGATAACTGGACTTCCGCTGTTGGCCCACCGTCTGGTACTGGTACTAATGTTGGTGATCAGTACTTAGATACTGCCACTGGTGATATCTATGAGTGGGATGGTGTTCAATGGGTACCAACTGGTAATATACAGGGGCCTGCGGGATCCAGTGTCAAAGGTCAGAAGGGTGCTGCTGGTGCTTCAGTTAAGGGGCAGAAAGGTGAGCAAGGTGTTTCAGTCAAAGGACAGAAAGGTGAGCAAGGTGTTTCAGTCAAAGGACAGAAAGGTGAGGCAGGTGCTTCAGTCAAGGGTCAAAAAGGTGAGGCTGGTGCGTCCGTTAAAGGACAGAAAGGTGAGCAAGGTGTTTCAGTCAAAGGACAGAAGGGTGAGACCGGTACAGGATTAGATGGTAGTAAAGGCCAAAAGGGTCAGACAGGAACAGCAGGAACACCTGGTACTGGTTTTACTCCTATGATTGGCGGAATTGACTCCAGTCAAACATTTACTGCGGCTCAAACTCGTTGTAATATAAACAGAACTTTAGGTGGTGGTCAAGCGGGTACAAACGTAGATATTAGTTCTAATCAAATTACTATATCAGCAACTGGTACATATCTGTGTACTTACTCTGTGACACTAAAGTCTAATTACAATAACCGTTCATGTGTAGGTTTCTACTTAAAGCAAGTGACAGGGGGTAGCACAAACCCAATAGGTTCAGCGGCAATTCAATACTTCCGTCATAATACTTATGGAGACTTTAGCACTCTTAGCGCATGTTTTATATTCCAAGCGAGTGCATCATCTGCATATGAGTTGACTACATCCAATGCTCTTGATGGTCTTTGGAATCACTCAACGCAATCTGCAAGTGTATATAGAGGTATAATGGTTCAAAGATTAACATAATATGGCGGTTCAAGAAAGTTTCTACATACAAAACGCAGACAATACAGCGGATTTAAAAACCGATGGAACATGGGAAAGAACTGATGACAACTTTGATGAGTTCCGTTCATTCTCGACAAAGGCAGAAGCGCTTACATACATAGATAATATACCCGACGGGGCGTATGTGATATACAGTAGAATTGTAAAGACCAGTTAGATAATGTATCTTTAGTGATGCAATAGTTAATTTAATTGTATCAACAAATGGTCATTGTATTCCACGCAGGATATTATGCAAGTGCTTGGAACCCCTATTATAACTCTGAAGGAATAGGAGGAACAGAGCAATGTATAATGGGTTTATCAAGGTCGCTTGCTTTACAAGGCCATAGTGTTTTCGTAGTAGGTCAAGTCAAACCTGTTTCTGACAAATACCCAAACAGCGGATCCCTTAATTATGTAGATCTAAAAAACATAAGTGAGATCCCAGAGATAGATATCCTTATCGGCGTATCATATATACACTACTTAAAATACTATAATCTAAAGCCACAGACTAAGAAGATATTCTGGTTACACAATGAACATCCCCACTACTGGTATAAGGGCCAGCGTATGTCTGATGTAGATATAAAAGATGTTTATCTAAACACAGACACAATTGTTTGCCTTACCAATTGGCATAAAGAATACTTTATTAGGAATGAAGCGCCTGCTTATTTTTCAGAAGATAAAGTAAAAGTAATTGGTAACGGCCTTGACACATCGCTGTTTGAACCTGTCACCATTAAGAAGAAAGATTCTTATATATACACATCGCATCCCGAACGAGGACTCGATGCAGTAATTAGTGATATTGAAAAAGGATACCTTGATGGTACTCTCGATATATGTACACCTGGTTATGGTTTGGAGTACTACAATCAAAACTTTTCTGATCGTGTATCTAAATTAGAAGGCGTTACTTTTCATGGTAGCCTTTCAAATAAAGAGTTGTATAAACTAATGTCTAAGTGTGAGAGTTGGTATTACCCTACTACATACAATGAAACTTATTGCTTAACAGCGATCGAGATGTTGGGACATCATGTAAGACCTTTGGTAAACCCTATTGCTGGTCTTAAAGAAACTTTAAATAAGTTTAGCAAGCATATAACAGATTGGTCTAAGGTTGATGAATATGTTAAGTCTCGTGACTGGAAGTTAGTAGCAAAAGAATGGGAAATTTTATTTAATGAAAAAGAAAGCGTTATGATTCAAAAAGTCTATGTAATATCCATGGATACCTCTGACAAAAAGTTAAAAGAGTATAAAGGAAGACTAAGGGAAGCAGGCATTGATTGTGACGTAGTTATAGTACCAGGTGTAGATGCGAGATCTTTTGAAGATTATAAATGGTCTCCACACGATTCATGGGCTATGGACAGTGATAATAAATGGTGGAACCAACCAGTAACAGTTGGTGAAATGGGTTGTGGTTTAGCGCATTTAAATACCTGGAAAAAAATAGTACAGGATCAAACAGAGGTTGCTTTAATATGTGAGGAAGACTTCTTCTTTAAAGGTAAAATAGATTACTCAATCATTCCAGATCCAAGCACATGGGATATGCTTTACTTAGGGCGCAGAGCAATGGCTCCAGATAGAGAGGATTACGGAGATATTGTAGTTCCTGGATACTCTTATAACTTACATGCTTATATGGTTACTCAAGCCGGTGCATTATCTTTTACTCAGCATAACTTTCAGGAGTATATAACAGCGGCAGATGAATTTGTGCCTGCTACTTATTGTGTTCATCCACGAGGTGATTGGGATTGGGTAACCAGAGACACTCGTGCACTTGCATTAAAAGAAGACATTGCTTTCCAATCATCTAACGATAACACAAGCAGGACTCAGTCTACTGTTCACGAACACATTTTTAAATCGGGTAAATGGCCTGAATGGATATCTAAGTGGATTCACCCCGCTGCAAAGACAAAGGCTTGGGACATGATATTTGAAGAGCCTATACAAGATGTAATATCTTTCCCGCTGTTTACTGAGGAGTTTTGTGAGTTGCTTATAGATGAAGCAGAGCAGAAGGCTTTATGGCAAACTAAAAGACATGAATTTTATCCAACAGTAGATACATTAATTTCTTCATTTGGATACGATGAAATATACAAGCGTGTTCTGAAAGAGTTTGTTTTCCCTGCCGCGATAAGCAGATGGCATCTTCATGGTAAAGCCTGGGCGGAAATGGATAGTGAGAACTTTATGATTAAGTATACTACAGACACACAGGGTCACTTAGACTTGCATCATGACAATGCTATTATTAGTTCGGTGCTAACTTTAAACAAAGACTATACAGGGGGCGGTACATATTTTTATAATCAAAAACAAACACATGTGGGAGATGTAGGACACATTGCTATTCATCCTGGCCAGGTTACCCACAGGCATGGCGGCAGGCCAGTACACAGTGGCAAGAGATACATACTTGTTTCATTTTGCAATAAACAAAAATAATGGTATATCATAACCATAAATTAATTTTTATAGCAGTGCCAAAGTGTATGACAACTTCAATACACAGGGAGTTGAGGACTGAAGAACAAAGAGATAAAGGACACGGTCATAGGCATTACACATTCTTTGATCTAACAGAGGAATACAGTAACAAAATGCTTTCTGAATATACTTCTTTTAGTATTGTACGTAACCCATACGATCGAATATGGTCCGCTTGGAAACATAATTTTTTAAGATCTCAAACTATAGAGGAGCCAAACATGATTGAACGGTTTCGAGATTATATAAAAACAGATTTACTATCACAATTTAAGAACGACAATTATGACCCTGTACATTTTGTACCACAGGTAGACTTTTTATATCTAATGCGGAGACACAAACTTGTAGATCATATTTTTAAATACGAGACATTCGCTAATGATTGGTTACTGTTTAGGGAGAACCATAATGATAAACTACCAGAAGAATTTGTCCGCGTAAACTATACAGCGAAAATAGATCAAGATCCATACGACAATGAGTCAAGAGAGATTATAAAAAAAATATATGCAGATGATTTCAGACTGTTTAATTACTTATAAAAATGAGACACTTCTTAGATCTAAGTACAGATCAATTAAAATTATTACATGAGATGATTTCTTCTCGTCGTCTTGAAAGTAGTGATGTTTTAGAACTCATTAAGAAAATTGAGATACACCTCGCTATACCCGGTATAAAACGATAATACTTATATTTGCTTTATGGCAGGAAGTAAGTACAGCAACATACTAAAACGATATAGACTCAAGGGTTTTAATCAACCTAAGCGGACTCCAGATCATCCTACAAAGTCACATATTGTAGCGGCTAAAGAAGGAGACAAGGTTAAGATTATTCGTTTTGGAGAGCAAGGAGCATCAACAGCGGGTAAGCCAAAGGCAGGTGAATCTGATAAGATGAAAAAGAAACGTGCTTCCTTTAAAGCCCGTCACGCCAAGAACATTAAGAAGGGTAAATTCTCTGCTGCGTACTGGGCTAATAAAGTAAAGTGGTAATGGCAAAGAAGTACAAATCAAAAGTAAATCAATCTGGTAACTATACTCAACCCGGAATGCGTAAGCGTTTGTTTAAAAGAATTATGGCGGGTACTAAAGGTGGTAAAGCAGGACAGTGGTCTGCTCGTAAAGCACAGATGTTAGCCAAAGCCTATAAAGCCGCAGGGGGCGGATACAAATAATGCCAGGTTTAAGAAAAGCACAAGAGTCTCTAAAAAAATGGACTAAACAAAAGTGGCGTACTAAATCAGGTAAGGCCTCATCTAAGACAGGAGAGCGCTACCTGCCTACAGCGGCAATTGCAGCGTTGTCTGATGAAGAGTACAATGCAACTACAAGAGCGAAAAGAAAGGGTACAGAAGAAGGAAAGCAATATGTTCCTCAACCCAAAGCCGTTAAAAAGAAGACTAAGGTTTACCGAGCATAGACACACAGCGATCTATAATCTTAGCGTATAACTCAGACTTCTCTTTTGTTCTCATCATGTTGGTTGCAGCATAGTCAGCAATATTAGTTAACACACATTTACTTTCAACACTAATGTTTGTTTCGTAATTTGTCTTCATGATATAAATTTCAGTTACTTAAACTTACATAACATTACTTAAATTTGCAATACAAATCTTATTGACATGGATGATCGACTAATGAAAATGTACAGAAGTGGGGGATTACTAAAGGCTCTACTTAAAGACCCAAGCCAAAGAGAGATGGCTCGCAAGATGCTTGACTCTAACAGCGATTCAGTTGTTGATGGTAACGCAGGAAGAGGTGGTACGAAGAAGTATAAAGCAGGTGGTAAAGCAGAGAAAGCAACAATGACAATGCTTGGTGCTAAAGCAGGATTTAATCCAGGAGCAAAGGATACTTACTAAACACCGCTTACACTATATATAAAAAGGGGACTCTTAACAGGGTCCCCTTTTCTTTTGGCTACTCCTAACCACAGTAAGTGCCAGTGCACTCACTTCCACAAACATACAGTTTATGTATTAAATTTGTGGTATAAATAAATTAAATCAAATGGAAAAAGTAGAAAGCCAAATGGAGCAGGCTATCCAGGATGCAGGATTCACTATTACTGATACCTTCCCCGGAGAGCCACAGGCTACAGAGCAGGCACCTGTGCAAGATAATGTGCAAGCGCCTACACCAGAGGTAAGTGCAGAGCCTGCACCTACAAATGAAAGTGAGCCGCAACAAGTAGTTGAATCGGCTCAACCAGAAGTACAACCAGAAGTACAACAAGACGTACAACAGGTTGTAGAACAAGAAGCGGCTCCTGTACAAGAGGAGCAAAGTTCTTTAAATAACGAGAGTGAAGGTTTTGAAAGTTTCTTTCAAGCGTTAACAGGCGAAATGCAGTCAACGCAAGAAGAACCAACAGAGCCTCAATCTATATCTGAGTCAAGTCTCGACCCACGGATTGCAGTCATTGCTGATTTTGTGGAGAAGACAGGTCGCTCACCTGAAGACTGGTTCCGTTACCAGGCATTAGATCCGTCCGAAATGGATGATCGTACTGTTATGCGGGTCCATATGGCAAGTGAGTATCCATCTCTTGGTAATGATGAAATTGATTTATTGATCTCATCTAAATACAAGACTGATGAAAATGTTTTCTCTGAAGAAGAAGTTAGACTTTCAAACCTTCAGTTGAAGATTGACGCAGAGAAGGCCAGACAGAATGTAGGATCGTTACGTGAAGCGTATACCCTACCTGCTGAAGGGTCTTCAAATGTTGTTGAAACTGAAAGCCCATTTGATGTGGAATGGTCTCGGTCGAATGCACAATCATTAACAGAGTTAGGCGAAATTGCCTTTGAACTCCCCGGTGGTCGTGAATTCAATTATGGCGTGAGTACTGATTACCGCAATGAGTTGGCCAAGGATAACGGCAACATGACTGAGTTCTTTGATAAGTACGTGGATAACACGGGCAACTGGGACCATGATCTTTGGAATATGCATCGTACGGTTACTGATAACCTACCGAATATTCTACAGAGCATTTACCAGCAAGGTATGAGTGACGGACAACGCAATGTCGTTGAGAAGGCAGCGAATATTGATGCCAGTAATCCTACTGCTAATCCAGAGCAAAGTCAAAGAGATTCGGTTGCCCAACAGGTACTTGATGCTTTGGGACGGCAACAAACATTTTTGAAATAACGCTATAAAAACAAAATAACATGGCAACATCTTCAGCACCTCCGGTGTTTAATGACAACAAGGCCGCGGTATTCCGCCGTCTTGACCCAGCGAAATACACTTCATTGGGTGACTTTATTGACGAAATCAATGCTCCTGACAATCGTGATCAGTTGGTTAAAACTTATGGTTACCAGCAGATCTCAGGTGGTTTAACGGGGTTCCTAAACCTTACAGGCGCCGTACGCGCAAGCGGTACCGCCGATGAGGTTCAATACTGGGAAGAAACTCGTCTACACTCTTACGCAACTGTAAACCCAACGGCAACAGCGGCTTCTACTGCAACTACATTAGTAGTGAAGAAAGCAACTGCTGACGCTAACGTATTGCGTTTGAACGATGTAATCTTATGGGGTGGTGAGCACCGCATGATGGTTACTGCTATCTCTCCAACTGGTGAGATCGGTCACAATGCAACTGCTGACTACACTCTTGAGTCTTTAAGTGGTAACATCGGCGCTACTGCTGCTACTACTGCTGTTAACCTACCTGTGATTGGTAACTTGTTTGCACAAGGATCTGATCAAAATACTGGTTACTTGGAGTCAAACGTAATCAAGCGTACAAACGCTTACAACATCATCAAAGAGGTGTTCAAGGTTACAGGTTCTCAAGCAACCAACATTGGTTGGGTTAATGTAGGTAACGGCGATTACCGTTGGTACGTAAAAGGAGAAATGGACACTCGTGCTCGTTTCCTCGACAAGCGTGAAATGATGTTATTGTTAGGTGAGTCAATCACTAACACATTAACAACTACAAACATCGGTGGTACACCAACAGCGGGAGAAGGTTACTTCGCTGCTATTGAAAACCGCGGTATTGTACAGAGTGGTCAGATCGATGACTTCACTGAAATGGACGTATTGATCTCAGAACTTGACAAGCAAGGTGCAGCACCAGAGTACGCTATGTACGTGAATACTGCTCAGGCTTTGGCAATTGATGACATGGTTGCTTCATTGAACGGCGCTGCTGGTTTCGCTGATGTAACTTCTGGTATCGGTGCATTCGGTGGACGTGGTTCAGAACTTGGCTTCGATTCATTCAAGCGTGGTGGATACACATTCCACAAGCACTCTTGGAAGTTATTGAACGACCCAACATTGTTGGCTGGTTCTGATTACTTAGGAGCAATGATTCCGTTAACTACTGTAGTAGATCCTAAGACCGGTGATCGTGCCGCTGCTTTGGAATTGAACTACAAGGACACTAACGGATACTCTCGTGAAATGGAGCACTGGATGACAGGTTCTATCTTAGGTGTGAATAACACTAACACAGATAGCCTACAGTTCAACTACCGTTCTGAGTGTGCATTGGTTACTCGTGCAGCAAACCAACACATCCTTATCAAGAAATAAGGATAACAATTTCTGGAGAGGGGCTTTGCCCCTCTCTTTTTTAATTTTTTAATTCTATTCAAATGTCAACTACAACAAAGGCTGCTCCCAAGGCGGCAGCAAAAAAAACACCTGCGCCTAAAAAAGGCTACAGCGTAATCAAAAAAGATGCGGCTCCAGAAACCACTAAGGTTTTTGAAATTCCAAAAGGAGGCGGCATCGTCACAAAAATAAAATCAGAGGTAAGTGTATACGATCCAGAAACAAATCAGGTTCGTAGTATACGTTATTGTCCTGGAGAACCAAGTGTATTCCGTGACGAACAGAACGAAAAGTCACGTAGAGAGCATGTTATATTTAGAGATGGACTCTTAGCCGTTCCGTATAACAAGCCGAATCTTGCTAAGTTTATGGAACTACATACCAGCAATATAGCAAACGGTGGTAAGTTGTTTAAGATTGTAGACAACAGTAGAGATTCTGAAGAAGTGGTTAACAGCGAGTTCTTGACTCATGATGCTGTTTCTCTTGTTCGTACAAAAGGTTCTGATGAAATATTAGCAGTTGCTTTATCTTTAGGAATCAACATTGAACAACAAATGATTGATATCCGTAGAGAGATGTTACGCGAAGCAAAAAGCAGCCCTGCTACTTTTATTGCTATGTTTGATGATCCTCGTGTTAAGACTCGATCAGCAGTTATTCAATCAAATGATTTCCAAATCATATCGTGTAAGCCTGACGGAGTGTATTGGTTTGACAGTGGCAGATTAATTATATCTGTTCCTGCTGGTCAAGATCCAAAAGACATGATGGTCCGTTTTTGTCTTACCGAAAAAGGAGCGTCTGTATACGAAGAACTAATATCTCGATTAGAAAAACTTTCGTAGATTTACAGTACATTATTCGTATATGTGTTCTGTTAAACACATGTAAGCAGTAGAGGGGGTCCCGTAAGACCCCCTCTTTTTATTTCGTATATTTGCTGTAAAGCCAAAAACTATTATGGCAAGTGTAGAAAGAGTTTACAAAGCAGTTAGAGACATAGCCAACAAAGACCAAAGAGGTTTTGTTACGCCCGCAATCTTCAATGAGTTTGCAGGTATGGCACAGATGAATGTATTCAATAGTTTGTTTGAAGAAATGACTATGGCTAATAGATTACGTCGTAGTGCATTGGACGGTTCGCGTCAGTTTGCGCGTGCTAAACAAATAGAAGAAGATCTGTCTACATTCTCCAAGAAGTCAGAGTTGACTTTAACCTCTGGAGTAGTGGACAAGCCTTCTGATTTTGCCCGTGCAATTTCAATATCAACTATTGGTAAAATGATATTGGGTGTTCGGCAACAATCTCTTGTGCAGATGTGCTACAATGAAGATCATATTGATAGAATACTAAACAGCGATTTATCAGCACCTTCAGACGATGCCCCTGTTGCGTTGATTGCAAACCAGATAGAGATATTCCCCAACGTAAACACAAGCATTAATAAAATCAACCTACGGTACTTCAAGTTACCTCAAGGCATTGTTCCAACGACAGGAGCAAAAACAACAGCGTCTCCTAAGTTTGGTTATTCTTCCTCTGTAGCAGGTGTTGAATTATATCTTGCGGCAAACAGTGTAGACTTTGAATTACCTGAGCAATACTTTGGTGAGTTAGTTAACGAGGTTGCTTTACTTATAGGTGTTAATCTTCGGGATGCGAATGTATACAATTACTCTAATTCAGAGATAACGAAACAAGAGAATAGATAATGAGTCAGTCATACGTAACAGTAGATAAAGTAGTTAACGACTACACAATGAGTATAGATGCAGATGACTATGGGTCTAATGCGTCTGATTATATGTTGCGTCAATATGCCCTGAGAGGTATTCGTGAATTTGGATTTGATATAGCACATACTATTAAAACAGTGTTGCTTGATGTCAATCAATCACTGGGTACCGTTGACATGCCGTCTGATTATGTTGATATGGTCAAGATGGGCCAGTTAGGTAATGATGGACTCGTGTATGTCTTTGCTGAAAACCCTAACATGAATCTCTTACCTGATCAACCAGCAGATGCAATACCAGATTACTTACTGGGATTTGATTCTTATGTGTTTAGAAACTTTGTTTATGAATCTACAATGGGCCGTCTATACGGTCTTGGTGGTGGACAGGGTGCAGGAGAGTATAGAGTCAACTGGGAAGAATGTAGGTTTGAGATATCATTGCTTTCAGATACTACCCAGGTAGTGCTTGAGTATATTTCAGATGCTGCTAAATCAAGTAACCCTTGCGTTCCTGTATACGCAGAAGAAGCATTACGTGCTTATATATATTACAAAACAGTACATCGCAAATCAAGTGTACCTGTAAGTGAGAAACAGCGTGCTCGTGCAGAATACTATAACGAACGTCGATTAGCAAATGCTCGATTGAAATCGTGGAATAAATTTGATGCACTAAGCACAAGTAGAAGAAATTTCAAACTAAGTCCTAAAGCATAATCAATGCCGTCTATTGATAAAATCATACCACGCTATCTGAACAGTGACGATGATGAGCGTTTAATCAAGCGCACCGAAATGGTTGACGCTCAAAACGTACGTGTATCTGTAGACTCAGAGATAGATGCTCAAGTATTAAAGAATGCCTGGGGTAATATTAGCCGGGCAGACACAATAGAAAACGGAACTATACCGGCTGGTACTAATGTTGTTATAGGTACTGTTGCTGATGAGCAGTCAGCGCAGATATATTATTTCTGTTACAACAGTGCTACCAATCATACGATATTTAGATATGATCAAAACGCCAAGAAAACATTTATTGTTTATCAAGGCAGTGTGTTGCAGTTTACAGAAGAAGGTCATGTTGATGCTGACATAGTTCGACTTTCAAATCACAACATACTTTTATACTTTAACGATAGCCTTAGTCAACCAAAAAAGATTAACGCTACCCTTGCTGAACAAAGTATATCTGGTGCAGGAGGTTACCCTGCTAATTTCATAACAGGTAGTAATGAAGAGAGACTGGCATATATAACAGTTGCTAAGGCACCGCCTTTAATTCCGCCGGTTGTTACCTTTCAAAACAATAGCAACTATCCTCAGAATGATATATTCGAAAAGAACTTTCAGTTTGCTTATCAATATGAATATTTTGATGGTGAGCAGAGCGCATTAAGTCCATACTCTTTACTGGGGATATCTAAGTCTCAATTGAAAGATGGGTTTATAAATGCTGGAGCAAGAAACTTTTATAACGAGGCTAAGATCCAGGTGACATACAGCGCAGCAGATGTAAAAGACATAAACATCTATGGGCGTATTGGCGATAAGGATGCTCCATTCTTTTTGATTGACACTATACCTAATGTCAACGGAACCGGAACACAGAATATATTTTTTAGGAATGATTCTAACTATATAGGTCTTTCTACTCAGGTTCAAGATAAGAGATACGATAATGTACCTCAGAAAGCAGATAGTCAAGCACTGTCTCAGGGGCGTCTTTTTTATGGTGGGTATACCGAAGGGTACGACAACCTTCCGTTTATGGATGTAGACGCGTTACCTAACTATAACGAGAAGCCAAATACCTATCAAGTAACTGTTTCAAAAAATACTACTATAACTCCTTACTTAGGTGAGTTTATAGATATAGACTTTAGCAGTATACCAATAGCAGGAGTTACCGCAGACTCAAAAGTATTGCTGTCGTTTAACTGGAACGACGGAGCCATGACAATACGTAATAGTTTGACGAATAGTAAAGACTTCAACTTTGTTGATTCACTTGGCGGGTTTAAATTATATAATGATTCAGCCGGTACAGATTTAGTAGGTGTTACAGGTGGTACAGATGCCGAGAAACTTGCAGGAATGGCTGGCCTTAGAACTATTGCTAAGGGTACTAATTATCAGACTGGCATAAACCTTGATTCAGGCACGCTCAACTCTCCTCCTCAAATAAGATTTATATCTCAAAAAGGAACTTCAGACACAAGAGAAGAAAGTGTTGGTATCAAAAAGATCAACAGTGGTATTAAGGTTATTAGTAGTGGTTTTCAGGTAAGAAAGATTATAGATATACCGGCTAACAAAACTCGTGCTGAGATACAGACGATTGTAGCAAATGAAGTTCAGGGGTTATATCCTACTCAGTTGATGCCTCAAGATGGAGAAGCCGGTTTCAGTACGTTTACTACGGGCTTTGGCACAAGAACTACAGTTGAGTCCGCTGCTTTTGCGGGTGCTGGAGAGGTTTGGCTTAGAAGAAGTAATCCAAACTTTACTACTGGTGTTGACACATACAAGTTCTCGTTAAGTCTCGTAAACATGAGAATCAACAAATTGGTTTTCGGAACAAAGGAGGCTGAGGTCATAGAGCCGTTTGGTACATCTTCGTCATTTGACATTATCGAAGCAAACATTGATGGCCAGTTGTCAATGCTTAATAGTGGAGGTAATTTTAATCTTGTGCCAACTACTAATGGGCTTTATCTTTCAAACACTGGTGCAAATATTACTGGTAAAGGTGCGTTGATCGAACGTAACGGAGGATACATTACAGCGGGAGGTAGTTTTGCTATTGCTAATGATGACATGGATGGTGACAGGTGTTTTAAATCTGGTTCAAGTCATGAACTTGGTTTGTTATACTATGATCAAAAAGGAAGGCCAGGTGGTGTGCAGCCCTTAGATGATGAGACTTTTGTTCAGCACACTAATGATCGTGCAAATCAAAACAATTTAGATGGCTACGCAGATATCACAATGCGTATACGCCACAAGGCCCCTGCTTGGGCAGATAGGTTTAGTGTTGTTTATGCTGGTCAAGGATCAATAATAAACAAGGTTCAGTACTCTCTTGGCGGTGCCTATCTTGCTTTAAATGATGCGGCTGAAGGAAGTTTTGGATCAACAATGAGTATGTATCTGTCAATAGGTACGCTACAGGGCCGAAACAATTCTTACGATAATCAATTAGGCGCCGACATAAACTATGGTTTTGCCGAGGGCGACAGGGTTCGTATAGTTTCATATGGCGACAACCTTAAAGAAACAAAGACATGGAGGATATCTAAAAAGATAACTCTATTAGCAGATGCTACGTTAAATCCTATTTTAGATAGAAGTTCAAAGGCTGCTATTCAAAATACAACAGGGGATTTCCTTGTGTTAGAAGATAATAATACTCCTGGTTGGAACACCAGTAGTTTAATGGACAACACATCTAACTGGAACAACAAATGTGTTATAGAAATATACCGAGAGAGCGATGCCTTTACCGAAATGTTCTATTACGAAATAGGTGAAAACAAATCTATAGACAGCGTAGGTGTTCACCAGACAGATCGCGTAAGCACAACCGCAACAATTGAGATAGTTTCCCAAACAGGAGACGATGTAGAGTTCCGTTCACCAATCAGATTTTTCAAGGGAGATAATATTGAAACTTCAAGTGGATCAAATATTACAGTTGGTAATGTTGTAGAAGACACATCGAAGTCCGGATATTCTTTTAGAGTTTATGGTGAGACGACATACACCTGGCCAACTTTAAGCCTACATATAATGACTGTTACTAATCCTGATTCTGTATTTAATATAGATCAGGGTGACTCGTACTTTAGATTACGTACATTATTCTATGGTAGTGCTCCGCGAAAAGGAGACGTATGGAGAAACCTTTCAGCAGCGTATACTCAAAATGCTTTAGTTGATTGGGTTGAGGATCCTCGTGTTAGTGATTTCTTTAAATCAGATTATACTTCATTAGGTAAGAGTTATCCTTATCTTCCTGATGCGACTACTATAAAAAGATATGGTTCTATAACTTACTCAGATCCATTCTCTTTTGAAAACACAGAACTTGGACTCTCGTCATTTAACCTGACTATGCATAATTTTGCTGATATGTCTTATGACTACGGTTCAATTAAGTCTATGGTTTCGCATGATCAACTAATGTATATATTACATGAGCGCCGTGCTGGTGTTGTACCTGTTCAAAGAAACATATTGACAGCGGATTCTGGTGAGTCGCTTGTAGCGTCAAATATGATACTGGGTCCAGTAAATTATTATGTAGGAGAATACGGCGTAAATAACAATCCTGAATCTGTTGCTCAGTATAGAGGGCAGATTTATTTCATGGATGCAAGAGCCGGTAAGGTATTGCGTATAGGAAAAGAAACAGGGATTAGTGTTATAAGTGAGGTTCTGGTTGATGGCTTCTTTAAAAGCAAAACATTCTCAACTGCGCTTTCTGCCAAAAACAAAAGATACCATGGTGGTATAGATAGAGAAAACACGGAATATATTATTAGTTCCCCTGCTCTGTATACCTCGCGTATTACTATCAATGATGCATGTACGGGTCAAACGGCTATAGGAAATTCAAGAACTAATCAAGACGGTGACATAATAAATGTTTCGCCAGTCTATGATGATTCACTAACATTCTTTTGGAATACGGATGTAAGAAACTGGGAGTGTAGTCTTGATGACTGGGATACTTCTGGAAGTGGTCTTATATTAATTGATCAACTTACGTCTAACCCTATCGTAGGGCTTTCAGAGAACTACTCTCCGTCACTTTCTGCGTCTTTGAATACTGCCATACCAGTTGTAATGACATCGTCTCAGTATACAGCGTTTTATCCTGCGATATTTAATCAGTTGACAGGGGTTGTTAGACCTGATGCGTCATCACCACTCGGTGATATTATAATTGACGACACTAATGAAACTCTTGAGGCATTTACTATTGCTTATAACCTTTGGGATAAGTACTGGAGCACGAGATATTCTTACAATACCGATGGAATAATTTCATTGACGGATAGAATGTACACGTTTAATGGTGCTAAAATATATGAGCACTCTCCCGATGCAACAAGAAATACTTTTTATGGAATTGCCGGCGACACAATAGTTGAAGTGGTTTCTAACTTTAATCCATCTATGATTAAGGTCTACGAGGCATTAAGTCTTGAGGGCAACAATTCAGGATGGACTGTTACACTTAATAATAGTGATCAAACCAGTACGATTGATCGATCAATATGGGATGAAAAAGAAAATTTCTACTACGCTTCCATACATCAAGACTCCTCAAACAATGTCACGTACACTTCTACCGCAAATGTTACTAACGTTAGCGGAACGTCTGAAGTCTTTTCACTTGGAGAAGTAGATACATTACCGAGTCCTCTTGCTGACAAGATACCTTTTAAGAATGCTATAAACAATCAAGCGTTTCCATTAGGAGATTCAACAGCGTTGTATGTTTTAAATATTGCTCAGAACAGATTAGAGCCTTTAAATCTCTATGCTGTTTCGGTTTCTGGTGAAAAAGAATTAACTTGTAATGCAACCATATCTGGATTCTCTGCTGGAGATACACTGGTATTGATTGCTAACTCTGCAATAGAAGGAGATTCAATTAGAGATTATTATTTGAAAGCAAAATTTGTAAACGCAAGCACAAGCGCACACGAGTTGTACGCTATTAACTTTATATATACTAAGTCAAACTTACACAACCAACAAGGACAGTAGTAATCCTTATTTTTGTAGGACAAAAAAACATGAGATATGGCAATAGGACCTTTAATTAACCTTGGTGCAGGTTTAGCAAAAACCGGATACGGATTGTATCAGGAAAATCTTGCTAAAAGAAAAATGGCGCAGGCTGATCAAACTGCCATGGGACCTATTCGTTCACAGGCTGCACGACAAAGAATCGCTCGTCAAGAGTCTGATTCACAATCAGCAATAGATGCAGCGTTAAGATCACAAGCCACACAAGCCCAGCGGATTGGGGCAACTGGTGGCTCTCGTTCATTGCAGGCAGCAACTCCTGCATTACTTAGAGCAACAGAGTTAACCACCGGAAGTGCCTTAGATAGATTTGGGTCATTAGGTGCAAGAGCATCTCAACTTGAAGACAGAGTAAACTTAGCAAATGCTAACGTAGGTGTAAATGCCAACCTTGCTCGATTACAACGTGCAGCAGATGCTGCTCGCTCTGTAACTTTAAGCGGTGTATCTGATGTTATCGGAGGAACAGCCGGCCTACTTGGAGGCATTGGTAAAAAAGGAAAGGGCACTGATGATGTTGTTGAAACTATGACGGAAGAAACAATAACTCCAGAAAAACAGGCGGTTATGGATCAAGCCAGTATGCCAATGACAAATGCTTTTGGTGCAGTAGACATTCCTGGAAGCAGTATGGCTGGAGTAAACAGAGCGTCTGATATTGCGGTACGTAGAAAAGGCGCTGGTCTCAACTTAACACCTGAGTACGAAGTCAATGCAAGTAACTATGCTCCTTCACCTGTTGGAGTACAAGACATTGATACTTCATTTGATACCCAGGCAGAATATGACTTTTTAAATCAGAGTCGTGCTAAAGCAACAACCCAATTAGATGATCTTGCTAATAGAGTAAGCACTTTTGAAGACAGGCAAGAAGAAGAAATCAATAGATTGGGTCTGTTGAACCAGCCTATGAGTGAAGGTGGAGAATTAGACAGAGCAGAAAAAACACCAGGTGAATTTGATCATGAAGATAATCCAATTGACATTGTGCAAGAGGGAGACAAGATTGGTGAGATGACTGGAGGAGAATATATATTTAACCCAGAGCAAGCAGAGGAATTGTTAGAACTTTCTAAAGAAGGTAATAGTGAACTACATGAGTTCGTCCGTAACTTGTTAAGTAAAGAACAATTTAAGTAATGGCTGATACATCCCAATTTATGGCAATAGGCCAGATGCCGTCTGTTGATTATGGTGCTATATATGAGCGCTCTAAACAACGCCGTGAACTGGAAGAGCAAAGAAAGTTAGATTACTTAAATCAGTTTCAGCAAGAGCGTGGTGCTTTTGCTCCCGGAGTAAAGGCTGAACTTCAAAAAGTTTATGACGATACTATCAAGGCAGAGTTAGATAAAGGCGACATGTCTTTTGAGGGTAAGGCCAGACTACAGCGTAACTATAATGCTTACAAAGATCTTGCAGCAAATGCACTTGACTACACTGGACGCATTAATGATTTCGAAGCGTCGATCATGGCGGATCCAAAATCATTCAACGATCCTGGCGCGCTTATAGAAACATTAGGTGTCGCAAGAGATACTCAAATACCATTGAGTCAACTACCACAGATAATGCAAGACTTGCCTAATCCGAATGATTACCGCAGGTTTGAAGTAACAGAGATGGCTCCAATGTCTGTGGCTGGTGACATACTAAAGAAGTTAAAGACTGAAGGTGGGGGTATTAATCGTTTCTACGACATGGCTAAGAGCGGTCAGATTGATCCAGCCTCAATTACTGAAACTGTAACAGCGTGGTTTGACGGTAATCAAATATCTCAAGAACAGGAGAACGAGGCTATTGCTTTTTCTATGCGTCAGTTAGGTGCATTAGACCAAGACCTTACAGATTATTCTAAACTAAACCAGTTAAGTGAAGAGCAACGACTAAAATATCTACAGCAATATGCAGGATATGTGACAGACGCTGTTACTAATTTATTAGCGGACGACATAACAACAGCGGCGGAACAAGCGAATGCTGAGATGAGACAGTTTGCCCAGAAAGAAGACATTAAAGCGCGTGCAAAGGCTCGATATAAAAGTGCGGATGGTTCTGGCGGTGATGCTGGTGCTCAAGGCTTCCAAGTAGGTGCATTAGAATATGTTCCCGCATATGGTACAGATGAAAGAGGAAAGGTAACCAATCAGTCTCGCAAAGATTATAAAGAGAAGTATGGAGACGATGGTATAGCCCAGGCTCAAACTGATCTCTTTAAAAACGTAAGTTACAGCCAGCCTACTATTGTAAGTAGAAAGGGAGATAACAATGTATACACTGTGGAGTCTCTTGCTATAGGTCCAAACGGAGAAAAGTTAGTGTCTCTTCGTTTTGAACAAGAAGTTTCTGGAAAGAAAAAGACCGTAAGAACTATTGTTGATTTTGAGGATATCAAAAATGAAGGAATCAAAGGAGGACAAAAAGCAGTAGACAGACTAAGTAGTGACCTTGAAGGTATGTCAGCATACTGGACACAGAACATTCTTCCTACGAAGAACCAAGTTTCTTCTGTCACAGAAGAGCAGGTTATTATGCCTGTCGCGCAGAGCACAATTGGAGGAATAAAGCCACGCCTGGAAGCAATAGATGGAGAGGGAATACCTACTGAAACACCTGTTGAAGAAGAGTCATTAGTTTTACCAGAAGGATTAGACCTTGGTGGCATCATGACCAGAAGGGATGCCAGTAGAGTTGCTATGGATTTAGCAGAACAAAAATACATAGAAGAAAACTATGGTGGTCAAAAAGAGTGGGATCGTTTATTGGGTTCTGCAAAAGGTAGGTTAGCAAAACCCTTTACGGAGTTAATACTTTCTGATGAGCGTTCAGGTTTTAATAAGACGAAACAGGGAGAAGCCAATAAAGAAAAAGAAGAAAAAGAATATCAAGAGAATCAAGTTAAACTTACCTCCTATGACAATGCTGAGTTTGAAGTGATGCAGATGACAGGATTTGATCGTCTGAGTCCAGAAGGTAAAGCGAATGCGATACGTAAATATCAAGATGAATTAGTAAAAAGGCTACAAAAAAAATATGAGCGTGGTGTTCTGCCTCGTGGTCAAAGACTGGGTATTGCTATAGGCGAAATAGTTAAAGATGAAATGCGTCCTTACTATGCGGACGCAATGTTTATAGATGAAGAATTCTTTGTTGATTAATTAATTTATATAAATGGAAGATCAAGACTTACTATCAGTATTGCAATCGGCTTACGATCGTGGTGTCACACTGGAGCAAATTCAACAGGCTCTAAATGATGATCCTAATGTAGAACAGGGTGCGTTACAAGTTGCAGAAGATTTCTTTTTAAAAAAAAAAGACTCTTCCGAAGGTTCACAGGCAGGAGATCTCGTGGTATCAGAATCAGAATCGGTTCAAGATACTATGGCATCTCCTTCTACAGCAGTCGACTCTAACTCTGGATTTCTTTTACAGGAAGGTCTTACATCTTTAT